ACAATATAGTTTTTAATTCCAAACTTCTCTTTTAGTGCAGCGAACGTTGCTTCTTGTTCTTCTCTCGTTACGTGAGCATAGCGGCATTGCCAGCCGTTGTGGCTGATGGTAGCACCACAAGCGCAATAACTCATACTGGCACGACTTAAATCATTTTGCCGACAAAACTCTGACATATTTGTAACGTGAATTTCTTCACCATCCGGGTTGGTGATTATATACTCTTTAGAGTTTGCCTCTATTACTGCCTGATTGATTTTTTGACGTACTTCAGGGGGTAGAGGGTTGTCCAGATTGTGCCGCCGCAAATTTTCCATTAACCCTGGAGGACGCTTCCTACCCTTAAGTTTTGCAACAATTCTGGCTGTTACTTCAGGCGATCGCTTTACCCCTTTCCTTGACCTGCTGAGTGTCTGCTTGGCTTCTTCCGAGGCAAGCCTTGCTTCCAGCTTACTTGTATTTTTTCTTTTGCTTGGGCAAAGACAGATAGCGGATGGGTTGATGTTGTAGCTTTTGTTGTGATATCCAACCCCATTGGCATCAAGAAAAGCCTGTTCAAAATCTAAACATTTGTCTGGCGGACAGACCAAAGCGATCTCAAAGATAAATGTGTCTATGCCGTACTTGTTAAAGTGATTCTGGAGGGTTGGAGAGTGGTGTTTTCCGTGATTTAATGCCCATCGGTGATAATTTACCCTCCCTCTAAAACCTCTGCGACTAGAGGCTGATCCAATATAAATAAAATTGTTGATTTTGCAACGAATAATATAAACGCCAGTTTCGTTACTGCTACTATACATATAGACCTTGCTTTGCGGTTATCAAAGTAATGGTTTAGTGGCTTATATTTTGTTGATACCAAAATATAAGCCACGCCTTTTTATTAAATTAATTATACTACAAAATAAAAGCTCAAATCCAGCATATAAAAGGATTTAAGCTTTTTGAATAACTTGATTACAGTACGAACTTTAAGTCAAAGAATAGCGGGTAATTGTAGGTGAACCCTGACCCATAAAACTTAGCGACACTTTGCATATTGCAGAACTTTCCAGACTTTTGTCTAAGTTCATCACAACCGCAGCGCCCTTCAAACCGTCGCCAGTCGCGTAGCCTGCGGGAGGCGGATCTAACTGCCAAACAAAAACTTCTCTGCCAGAAACAGCATTAGCAGAAGCGTAGAAAACGCGACGGAAAGCCTCATCATCACTAAGCAAATTAGCAGTCCAAGGCAACTCCCATGATTGCCCAGTGATCGCACCGTCTTTGTAACCCAAAGGGTCTTCAAAAACTAAAACATCTGCTCGATCGCTATTAATTTTCGCACTCAATTGAGTACCGCCAAGCAATCTGAGTTTTGCTGTGTAAGTTGCAGTAGAGCTACCTGTCAAGGCAGCGGAAGCAGCTTCAATTGTGAGGGTTGTGTCGCCGATCTTGGCATCTGCTGCTAAATAAACGGTAATTGTTGCTGTGCCGTTGGTGAAATCTAAAGGTGTGCCACCAGCGATAGGGCCTGTTAAGGCGGTTACAGTAATGCTGGTTGCTGCCGAGGTGATGCCACTGCCTGCGGTAATTGTTACGTCAACTGGTTCGGTGCGATCGCCCAGTGGGAGTAAAGCTACATACAGTTTTACTTTATTACCCGCGCCGACTTGAAAAGTCCTACTCATTCTGATCTCCGGTTAAATCGGAGTCAGAGTTCCCTTGCAACGACTGTCCAATCTTTCAAGAAAATTTTACATTGCTCCACGGTTAGCAATTTATCGTTGGAGGGCATTGTGCTAACCCTCTCTATTAAATAATAGCCAGGTAAATCGCCACTCAATAACCCAATTACTTCCACCAAACTTTGATTTGTATCCCATTGCTTGAGGTGGATTTCCCATGTACTCATTGAGGTGCGATCGCCTCCAATATTTGATTGCATATCAGGATATGGCTGCTTGATTACCACTTCTAATCCTGAAGTTTTTGTGCCATTCTCAGGATAATTCCAGCCTTTATCTGGGTCTGGGAGACAGGCGATCGCTTGGGCTGTGGTGCGATCAGGAAAGGTGTAAGTTCCTAATTGGTTGGAAATAATTGCAAGAATATCGTTTCGTAAAACAAGAGCTTCTATCACGGCAGTATACTAAAATCAAGATTTTGATGGAGGATCAGTTATGGGAGAAGCCAAACGCAGAAAGCTACTACAAGCTGGGGATAGGCAGCAAAAGCCAACTCTGCCAGATTTAAGCAGGCCCCGCAACTGGCTTGTCACCAGTTATAATCCCCATACCGATACATATTTGTTTGAAAATGTTGAGAATGGAAATGTAATAATCTCTTGCTTAAAATGCCGTCAGAAATTAATAGAGGGGAAAATTTACAAGGGATACAAAGATGAAAATAAATATTTTCAAATCATGGAGTGAACAGAGACAACCCGCCGTCAAGCCAAAGTTGAATAATTTTTCAGGTATGGCGTTCCTGATAGTCAAAGCTCATCCGTTCCCATAAATCCTCAAATATCTTTTCGATTTCCTCTACTGACTGGAAGCTCGAAACGGCTATACAATAAAGCTTGAGATTTTTTGTAAATTGCACCTCTGAGTCAAGCACTTCTTTGCCTTCTAAGTCGTAAGCGTAAATATTAAGAAAGTATTTTGTGCCAATAACGTCATAAATTCGTTTTTGAAGCAAGAATTCGGCTTTGCGAAAGCCAGTCTCTTTGTACTCCTTATAACCTGCCGCTAAAAAATCCTGTGAATTCATAACGGAATATTTTTGCTTTTAAGTTCACGATACGCAGCTTTGACAAGAATAGCCAGAGCGTTGGCGATCGCTGGATCAAGATTTTTGTCCGATAGCAACTGGAGAGCGATCGCTTCTGGAACAGACAAAGAATTGCTAATTTCAGCGCTTCCAAAGAATATAGATGGCGATACATCTAGCCAGTTGCACAGTGCTATAAATGAAGACAGGTCAGGCGTTTGACCCCTTTCGACTCGTGAAAGTGTAGATTGGCTAATACCAGTTTCGCTAGTCACTTCACGCAAGCCACGCGTGCCGCGTTTTTGGCGAATTAGCCTGGATAGTCGCTCTAGTTCAAGGTGATATTTCACTTGCTTTGGCATGGTGATCGCTTGCAAGGGAAAATTTGCTTGGATAATCTTGTCCCACGGCGTTTTGCTTTCTTGCCATATTTTGATAATGAATAGAGGTCAAAAGCAAGCTTAAATCCTTGTCTTTAGCCCACACATTAAATCTGGAACAGACATCTCGCTGTATGGCGCTTAAAGCACCTTTACTTGGATAGGCGGGACTGTGCCAAAATTGCCCATCAGCCAAAGCACAAATACACATCATTCGCCTTTCGCCATTTTCGTACCAATAAGATAAATCAATTGTTATGGGATTCATAAGTGATCGCCCGCGCTAAAATTTTGAATTTCCTCAATTGTCATAAGTATTTGTTGAGTTGCTGCTGCATAATTTCTGCTGCGTTACACTCTTCTAGTCCTACCTTTGTCCACGGCCTTGCAGGTAATTCCGTGCCGTTTTTGGTAGTTGCTCCATCGTGGACGATCACAGCATAATCAGCCTCCCAAGTGTACTCAGCAGCGCTGGCGGTGCGACTGATTACGAGAGAATCGTAGAGTTCGTCAGTATCGTAAATATCACGAGGAGATGACACTAAATCACCATTCTGACGGAGGGTTTCACGCGGCCATTCCCAGATGTCGGAGGTTAAAGCACTTTGAAACGCTTCTCCCTGCGCTTCTACCACCACATCAAAAGCGCGATTGATAGCTGAATTTAGCTTATTTAAATCGATGTCAATTTTGCTCATGAGCAAGTTTTATTAACCTGATGATATATCTGGGTGTGAGATATATCCAAAAAATAGGATTGCAATAATTATCTTTGGCATGGTCTAACCAAGCTTTAAAGCAGAATTTAAACCAACTGCGATGTCTAAAACTGATATCCATTCTGAACTGAGTTCTGGATATTTCGCTCAATTGAATAAAATCTAATTCCTTGGGTGTTTTCATACCCTTAATTCCTCCTAAACACTCCCCGAATAGGTGTAATCGCATCAACCCCCATTGCCACTACATAAGGGGATTGAACTACTGGCAACAGCTTAAATCTCCCTGTCTCTGGCTTGCCGATCGCCACAGTTATTTCAATGTCAGCTTCCATCAAAAATTCAATCCCTTGGGGATAAACTTGCGGCTCGACTAAATACCCTTCAAGCAGCACTGCATGACCATCAGCGCCAGCGAATTGCTGAATTTCGTCCGCATAGCGCGAGATTGTGCTGTAATCTGCTGGAGGCTTCAAAAGGGCTTTGATTATTAGGGGTTGATAATTGGGGGACCGGTTGCCGACCGCGTTAATTGTGTAGGTGCGATCGGCAACTTGAAAGGTAAGAATAGTGTTGTCAAAACCAGAGAAGGGAGAGGACATTATTTTGACTGATCCGGCTGATGAGTTCCAAGAGTTCCTTCAGATGCTCTACGTTCTCTTCGTGATTTAAGGCGTTCGATACATTTGTCTAAATAGTTCAGAGCATCAATATTCTCTTGGGATTTATAACTTGAATTTTGAAAATACTCCAATTGACTAAAGCAAGCCTCTAAGACTTCAATCAAAAAGGCTCCGTTTCTCCCAGCAATATTTATCGGGCCTCTTTGCCACGAAATTGTGAAGCCTGTACCAGTTGATACGCCTCCGTCATGAGTGCCATCATCATTTGTCCAGTTTTGATTAATAGCTGTGATTTGTTCTGAATACTGTGTCATAAATTAACCTCATTCAACTACACCATAGTTTACTAGTTTGTTACCCTAAATACGGCTCATAGGTTGCCTCAAAAACATCAGGTTTACAAGGATAAAACTCCCCCTTAATGCCTTTAATAATCCAATCACCAGGATTCGCTGCCATTGTTCCTTCAAGTGTTTGAATTAACATTATTGGCATTGAATATTTAACTTCATTTGCTAGCGCGCTAGTATCGCCGCAAGCTTTCATCCATGCAACAATCTCTAAGTAGCTATCTAAGCTGTTGAATTGCATAGCTTCAATGACTACTGGCTTTTTCCTAAATTTAGGCATATTAACGGTGTAGTTCTAGTACTTGTCAAACACTAATTATTGCTCAGGTATATCAACTGTCTGCCCTGCGAACAAATGGGTACAATCGTCAAGAAATTGGATTCTACCATCGGTGACAAAACTGTGGCAGACCATTTTCTTTCCATCCGAACACTCAACCCATATTAACCTGCTGAATAAACAGTGAAACTTCCTGACACCACAGTGTAAACTCTCCCCAATCCATCGCTGAATTTGAGTGTGTAACTCAACTCGACTTCTGAATCAGGAAAATTCTGTGTGTCCGCAGGCTCAATTGAAAAGCTACCCATCATGGTTTCAATCTGGGTTTGATCGTCCAAAACTGGCGCGGCTTGATGAACGGCTGTCCCAGTTTTGATGATTGGCGAAGCAGTCAGATCGTCTTTGCGCTTGGCAGTAAATTCAGCATTTAGCCCTTCGAGTTTTTGACCCTCAATCTTGAATGAGATGGGGCTTAAATCTCCATTCACCAACCTAGAACCACTGAATTCAGGTGGTCTTGTACCAGGATGCAGCAGAGTGCTTAAGTCTGCCAGATGCAACCAGCCCTTGGGAGGGGCTGCCGGAGAAACATTCAGAAAGAATTTTACTTGAGCCTGGGTGACAGATGCGATCGCCCCACTAGGAAAATTCAATTTCCGCTTGAGTGTGCCAGATAAATTGGAGGTGAAGGCGATCGCCCCTGGCTCAACTGAGCGCTTTTTACCCAATGACCCCACACTCGCTATTGAAGTCGTGGCAATTATGCCAGCCCTGCCGAAATCTGCAAGGATTTTGATTGCACTAATGTTGGCAGTGGTAATAGAGGTGATCGCACCTGCGGGAAAATTTAGCTGTGCCATTAGTCAAGAGTTATTGTGAGAGTATTGACTGGGATGGCGGGGATTGTGCCAGCGCTAATTACCTGACTTGCTGATAAAGCGTAACTCCCAAGGTAGTTACCGCCGCTTGCCGCATCAAATAATTGTACAAATGTGGCAGTCCCCTGAGAGCCTGTTGCTTCTCCAAAATCAATTTCTGTGGCGTTGGTTTTAGATCCCATTGTGGCGATGGGAAAGTTGTTAGTATTGTTGGTTACACTCACTCGTGCGTAGCCATTGCCACTGGGTTCCGCTCCGGGTAAAGCATCCGTAGGGCTGCTAGTGGCGTAGCCGACGTACAAGCTTGTAATCACATTAAAAGGCACATTACCAAATAATTGGTTGAGCAGTGCATTCTTCACGTAATTACTCAGTCCCCCAGTTGCAAACTGCACAGTCACCGAGCCGACGGGAATTCGCATTGCATCCCCAATGGTGATGTTAATGGGATTGGCAAGGTCTACGTACACCAGCATATTGCCACCGGTGGGAGAATCAAAAATACCGATCGCTTGTACTAGTCCATGATTTGAGGTCGCCTCGTTGAACTGGATTTCTGTGGCGTTGGACTTTATTTGGTTGGCGGTGACAGCAAAGTTTGTGGTGTTATTGGTGACGGCGATCCGAGCATAGCCGCCGCTATTTGGTTCGGCACCGGGGCCAGCATCACTGGCAACTCCCACCATGTAACCGAAGTATAAAATATTAGGTGTACTATAGGGTACGCCACCGAATAGTTGATTGAGTAGCTGTGCTTCGCAAAAATCGCTTAGAGAGCCTGACATGAGTTAATTTCTTGCAAGAAACTTCACTGGTATAATTCCCCTTTTTTAGAAGATTTTGAGTATATGAAAAATTTTTCAAGATTGCCTCGTTTGTTAGATGTGACAATCTATCAAGCATTTTCAATATCTTCTTCTAGTTCTGCCTCGCTCAAAACCCCTAAATCAAGTGCTATATTTTCTGCCCTGAGCATCTGTTTCGCTTCTTCAAGTGACAATCCAAGAAGCTCTGCAAGCTTTCCTAAAGACAACTCTTGTTCCCTATACTGATTAATCCATTTGTCGCAATTATCCAGCCAATTTCTGATGGCTTTTGTTGGGGTATCGCCCTCACCTGGGACACCATAACCGGGACTAATATAAGTCTTGTATGAAATCAGGCTCAGATATTTAGCAGTTGAAAGATGAAGCATCATAGCTTAACTGACCTTGGAACTATTGGAAGAATTTTAGTTATAACTTCTGATTGGACTTCTAGCAGTTCATTTGGTTTTACCGATATTCTTAAAATAACTTCTTGTCCGGTGTTCACTGTGTCATCTATATCTTCCGCACTTGGAGAATTCAAGAGTTGTTTTACTTCATCTATAACCGCATGAGCCTGAGTGGGATTAAGTCTGAACGATTTAAATACTTCAATAATGCCTAATATCAAAGCTTTCTTTGCAGTTGACTGTGGTGCAAGATGTGACATAAATATTTCCCAAAGCTCAATTGAATGATCAACTCCTCAATAGCATCCCCCCACCTAATGGATCTGGTGATGGTGGTAAGCTTAATTGATAACGCAATCTTTCAATTAAGTCATCCCTTTGCCCATACATTCCATCGGAACGCGATCGCACATCCCATTCAAGCACATCAGCCTTTATTAATGCACTATTGACGCTAGAGCGCTCATTAAATATCGCCCTTTCAATGGTGTGGAAATCAGCTAGTATTCGTAAAACCTGATTAACTAAAAACTCAGACCGCGCCTCAATTGCATCTAATCTTACCCAAATATCGCTCTCCTGAAAAAGCAATGGTGTCGGGCGATCTTTCTGATATTCCGTGGGAGTGAGTGTACCATCGAAGCGATAGAAGTCGTCAGGTGAGTCAGCGTACTGTGCCCTCATTTGGTCAGTGCGTAGCAGCGCTTCGTTGAGGGCTGTCAAAATTTCATATCGTTGCTCTAAAGTGAATGGCATAAAATAATTTGTAATTGATAATTAAGAGTTCCAATTTATGCTGAGTATCCAAGAAATTCTTGATAAAAGATTTGCCACTTATGAAGAGGTGATCGCATCTAACCATTGATAGTGAATCAACTTCCAAATAGCAAAGCAAAAAAGGGAGATTTTGATTAATATCACAACTACTCCAAACATGACGATTAACTTATCTTCTGTCATTAAAACCTCATCCCCGAATAAGTTCGTTTCTGATAAATCAGCCGACACCGACACCGCCCCCCACACTCACAATCAGCCCCAGGCGCAACAACATCTTTGACAGGTGTCCATGTTAGCCTCTGGTGGCTAATACACGATCCACAATGCCTACTTTGGGCATCTAGCAAGCGTTTGGCGTAAAAGCCATATTTACCCCGACTGGTAAATTCCGCTTCAAAAAATGAAATCCTCGCAGACTGGGCATAGCTTCCAGCCCGTCTAATTGCCTGATCTGGCGTGAGTTTACCCTCTGCTAAATCCCTCCCAAAACCATTAAGAAATTTGTACTGCTTCTTCAATTCGGCTCCCACCTTGCCATAATGCGTGGGTGTAAATTGTTTTACTCCGCCTGCACCTACGGCCGCGTTCCGTAGGTGCGATTCCTTCAGACTTTGCGCCATGCGAGTTTGAAATTCGGCGATGTCGATTTTACCGGAAGCGAGTAACCGTGCGTGTCCCTTCAGTCGCACCTCCAAGCGGTTCACCTCCGCGTCGATCAGTCGCATCACGTCGGCAACTTTAACAAAGCGCCCCGTCTTGCTATCGCGGTATCTATGGCTTGATGGGTCGAATTGGTAGGGCATCAATGAAAGGTTTTATTGTTTTGTGACTCCGCCTTACCATTTCATCCACATCTGACTGGCGAATGGTGGAGAGGTTGAGGATTTTGTCAAGAGTTAGGGGTTGTCCCTTGGGGCGGAAGGTTTGCATTTTTTAAATTGACTAGGGCGCGGGCGATCGCATTTATTGCTTGTTCTAGCGCTAGCCTTTTTGGCTCATCGCTCATATCAAAAGTTACAAGGTGTAAATGCAGCAACTCGTGGACTAATGTTTCTTCGATGTTGTAGGGGCGTAATGCAGCAGACGGATAATCTTCAGCCATTATTAATCTGATATCCGCAGTTTTTTCGTCTAAATCCCAGTGAATATGCCCAATCGCGTCAGGCATTTCTCTGTGGGGGACAAGTTTAACACTGACATCCCAATCCGATAGCTTGAGAGTGCGCTGCCAGTCAAGGCATTCTTGTTGGAGATTCTCTATCATTGGCTTAATACTTCATCTTTTGGTTGAACTTGTTCTGTCGCTACCAGTTCAGCATCAATATCAAATTGTCTAGGCAGGACTTTTCCGGCTTTTAATAGCAGCAGCAGGGTGCGATGGCTGATTATTCCCGCAGTTTCTAAGTTTTCCAACTTATCTACCTGATCCGAGGTAAGCGGGATTGAAAGCAACGACTCATCCTGGGCGATGCCACCACCCTCTGATTCACCCGTATATTGCACCCAGAGACTAAATATTTGCTGTACTGCGCTTTCCTTGCGACGCGATACGCCTTTGAGGTTGGCACTGGTTTTTGTTGAATCAAGTACAACCTCAGTAGCTGTCCTTTGATGGTCGCCAGAAGTCAAAAAGTCCAGCGTCATTCGCTCCATCGCTTCGTCTAAATCTTTGATGTCATCACGGGAGGCGGCGATCGCTACTCCAGTTGGCTCGGCAAAGAAAAAGTCCCCATCACTGGGAATGTCAAGCACTGAGTTGGGGCCGATCACCAGAGGGGGGACTTTTTTTAAATCATCTACCGTTCTTATTAATCCCTTTCTCACCGGCACTGGTAAGTTGCATTTCCTTAGCACTTCGTTTAATTGGCTGCGCTTTTGGTAATGCTCAAGGTTTAACTTCGCCAGATTCAGAAATGGGGCTTTGGCTGCAAACAAGTCACTTTCGGTAACTGAGTAATAGACCAAGGGAATGGATGCAAGGCTAGTTGTGCCCTGATCAACCACTACCAATTGCTGTTGATTACCTTGTTGCTGAATTATCTGAAATACAAAGTATTCACCAGGGCGCAAAACTCGGTAGTAAACCACTTCCTGTTCCCCGTAATCACCACTTGGCTCTAGTCGAGTCTCACGAATCGTAACTTGTGTGAGTGTTGGCTTTCCGTTAATTTTGGCAGTGCGCCAGTTAATGATGTCGCGGCGATCGATTAATACTAGGTAGGGACGGCGATCGCTCTCCAACAAATCAGCTTGAGAATCAATACTTGGATCTTCTGGGGGGTGTTCCACCATCACCCCACACCAGCCATCTCTAAAGCAGTATTGGTCGGCTTCGTTAAAAAATGTCCAGATGTCATTACCCATCTGGTCGATGTTGTTTTTGTTGTCGATGATGCTTTGGGCAACATCATCATTGAGGCTGAAAACGCTTAAAAGCCCTGCGTAGTCTTTAATTGCAGGTTCAAAGCGGTTGTCGAAGGTGGTGCGACGGATGCGATCGTTCCACGCCTGGGGTGGTTCTTTCGCCTCTTTGGGAAGGTATACTCTTTCTTGCCCTTCCAGATTATTCCAGCAATCAAGTAGCAGTATCAGATTGCTTTGGTATGCGACAACTGCATCTGAAAGGGTTGATGGTAGGTTGTTGGGATTGATGGAATTGGTGGGAGGCAAGCTACGTAATTATTGCGGAGTTTACGTAACCAAAATTCCCAATAAGGGAACAGGGTGGAGTCGAACCACCTGAGCGAACCACATCTTCCAGCGTCACCCGCGCAAGCCCCAGCACAGTGCATCTTGCATTTGTGTACTGTGGGTGGGTCTAGTTTACTCATCTAAGCCCCTAGACTGTTCTATAACTTGAAGGCAAAGTCAGGAGTCGAACCTGAACCGCCGCCTTGTCTACATGGCTTTTGGCTTGTTTCCTCAGTGTCTACCTATTGCACCACTTTGCCTTGATTGTGATCGCCCTATCCGCACGCAATGCATTTTGTAGGGTAAGGCGATCGCGTTGGGCATTAACCTATTCTTTTGAATCCTGGATCAGAAGCATTTTCTAGCATATAGCCATGAAATGCTGTATCTGCACAAGATTTGCCGCCCATTGTATAGAATGTTGCACCACAAGCTATTAAGTTTGTGATGCTTACATAATCGCCAATATTGGCATCTTGAGGTTTGACTGTACTCATTTGAACTTATCTACCTGTTTGACACCACTCAATCTTGGACTTCTGCTGTTTCTAGAGCGCTTGATTTTTCCAGGTAAGCTTTAGCTCCAGCAATAAGCTTTGTTTCCAATTCCGCCATATCTAAGCCTTTAAATGAGCGCCTGTAGGCTGCTAGTAGCTCTTTTCTAAGCGCCATTCCAAATTCACTTGTACCTTCGATGAAGGCGGAAATCGCATCAATAATGGTCGTATCGTCTTGACGCAGCTTGTTGAAAAAGTTTTCAAGAGTTATTTGAATTCCCTTGACTGTCAAATTAGCAGAACCGGCTGACTTTCCACCCTTGGTTTTGGCGATATCGTCTGGCAACAGTCTTTGGGTTAATAGCTTTGTCGCAGGGCTACGGGAAGATTTTGTCTTGTTGAGGGGTTCTGTCACCACAGCAGGCTCAGGGGTTCCATTACCTGAGAAGGATTTAGCCCATTCTAGAATTACGGTATTGAAAGCGGATTCAGTCACCATTTGTGATCCATCTGGCATTGGGTGAATCACTTCTTTAGCCGCTCCAAGCATTTTTATTACTTCCTGTGGCGATTTCGAGGTAGCGCGGTGTAAAGTTTCCAAACTTAAGAATTTAACTTCTGTAGCGCTAGTAGCTTCAGTGATTCTTTCTGCGATTGCAACCATATTACTTGCTCCAGTTTCTTCACATTCTAAACATATTTCATAGCCCAAGAGTGGCTTTAATTTCTGAAATAGTTCTTGGCGATATTGCAGCAGAGTCAGAAGTGATGAAATACTCGCACATCTTAAATTTAAGACAGCCTGTTCCTTAAATACTGAAATATAGGGTATCACTTGGTTTAGCGCTGTTACCAGTTTCGGATCATCAAATAGCAAGGAAAGTAATTGCCCATTGTTAATATTCATAAAATCGCCTAATTTCTCTTCCTTTCCCCCTTCCCTGTAAAGAGGCAACGGTGTTAGAGTTCCTTTGTCACAAGGCTTTGAGGGAAGAAAATGAACAAAGGTGAATTAGTAGATGCGATCGCTGACAAAACTGGCGTTACCAAAAAACAAACTGATGCGGTCTTGACGGCTGCATTAGAAGCGATTATTGAGGCTGTAGCTAATGGCGATAAAGTGACATTGGTGGGTTTTGGAAGCTTTGACCCGCGGGATAGAGCGGCACGCGAGGCCAGGAACCCTCGCACTGGCGATCCCATTCAAATTCAAGCAACTAGAGTACCTGGTTTTTCACCAGGGAAAGCTTTTAGGGAAACGGTTGCACCTGTTGCCAAAAAACAGGCTGCATGAACCCGAAACCGTTGTATAATAAGGGATAGCGAGACTCGCCAGTGCTGGTAACACTACGAGCCTCTAAACGACAAACCTGTGATTGAGGTATGCCGCCATGCTTTTATTATGTGATCAATCGGTGACAGCCAAGTGCTGCTGCCGATGTAGACGTTTACAGTCTCTAGAAAATTTCCATAGGGATTCGCGCACATCAGACGGAAGGGCTGGGGCTTGCAAAGAATGCAAGAAAGAAAGACGAAAGCCTCAGCTACAAAGGAATCGAATTCGCCCCATTTTTTCGATCAATGAGATGAATGTCACGCCAGAAATTGAGGCTAGATTCTGGTCTTATGCAGATAGCTCTGGTGATTGCTGGCTTTGGCTTGGTTCCAAAATAAATGGTAGGTACGGTAAATTTTCTGTTAGACGTAGAGAATTTACGGCTCATAGAGTTTCCTATCGGCTGGCAAATGGTTCTATACCAGACGGAATGCACATCTTGCATCGCTGTGACAACCCTGCCTGCGTAAACCCGTCGCACTTGTTTGCTGGGACTAATCAGGACAATATTGCCGATAGAGTTGCTAAGGGACGATCAAACAGGCAGCCGAAGAAAGTTTATACAACGATTGAACAAGTCAAAGAAATACGTACCCGTCATGCAAGCGGTGAAAAATCTGGGCAAATAGCTAAAAGTATGAGCATTCCTCCGAATCGGGTTTATTCAATTGTTAGTAGAAGAGTCTGGAAAGATGTAGAAGGCTAAAAACAAAACGAGGCTTTTGTTATAGGAACTCTAAGGCATTGCGATCGCTAGCTTTCATGAGTTCCTTATCTCGCGTTTCAACTGACCAAAAATTAATAGAAATGTGGCTGCACGGCAGGCCAATTTCTACCCAGAAAGAATACCGTCGTGATGTAAATCGTTTTTTTAGCTTTATTGACAAGAGTTTGCAAGAGTGCCAACTGGAAGATTTGCAAGACTACTCCACTCATTTAGATGCACAGGGTATCAAGTCCAGCACCAAAAAACGCAAGCTCAATGTAGTTAAGTCGTTGTTTACCTTCGCAACGAAACTCAATTACACCCGCTTCAATGTGGCGGCGGCATTGAAGATGCCCAAGGGTGATACCGCCCTCGCTGGTCGAATTCTCAGACAGACTGAAGTGCTGAAGCTGATTAATTGCCCGAAATTATCAGTTCGCGATCGCACTTTCCTAAGATTCGTTTACGCCACTGGGGTGCGAGTAAGTGAAGCTTGCAGGCTGAAATGGGAAGATTTTCAAGAACGTGATTCTGGAGAGGTGCAAGTTACTGTATTGGGTAAGGGTGAGAAGTTGCGAACGGTGCTAGTACCGCTTGCTGTGTGGGTGGAACTGGAGCAACTGCGCGGAGGCGAACACGTATTTACTGGGACAACGGGTAACGCTATTGACAGAGTGATGGCACACAAGATAATCAAGAATGCAGCAGCCCAGTCTGGAATCAATTCAAAGGTTTCTATGCATTGGCTTCGGCACTGCAATGCGAGTCACGCACTAGCTAAAGGTGCATCGCTTGCGCTGGTACGCGACTCGCTTGGCCATGCCAGCGTTGCCACAAGCGATAAATACCTTCATGCCAACCCCACTGATTCTACTTCTAATTACTTAGGCTTATGAACTATCTGCGAACCACGGAAGCAACCATCGGCGACATCAAGCCAGGGGCTAGGCTCTATTTTAGCTTGGGTGAATACTGCTATGTAGCCAGAATCGGGTTCAATCAGGACTTCGCAGTTTACAAAGGTGGTGCTGATTGGGGTTTGGATACGGTAGCTGACCACGGAATTAAGATAGGTGAAGCTATGGCTATCAGGCTGTTTCCTATCTGTGCCGAGATGGGCTTGAGATATCGTTACTAGTCCTAAAATTCCAATCCATGCCAAATGTGGGCATAAAAATTCCACTGTAGAAAGCGATCATTATCACTATTTGTAAGAAAAACGAAAAAGTAGCAATTAGAATTACGATTGAATCTTTCATTCGCTTAAGTCTCTTTGATTAATCTCTTTTTTAATTAGATCGCTTAGTTTGATTAACTCAATATCTGATAAGTTAGTTATCCACAAAAAAGTTTCTATTCCTATCTCATCGAATAACATTTTACTATAAGCCCATTTAACATTTTCATCGTGTAATTTGTGTGCCTGCTCTGTGCTTATAAAAGGCAGCATCATCATGGGATGAATGATGCAATTGTGTATTAAGGACTTAAAGTTTGTCATAATCCTTACATTCCTGACACTCTCCACTAGGATTTATAGCACACCGGATGTAAGGCATCGCGCATTCCACTTGCAATTCACATCCCCTACAAAACCACGAGATTCACTGTGCTGACTACAAGCCTCAATTGCCTCTGCCATTGACATTCCAGCAGATACTAGGGCGCTAAGGCAAGAGCCAGCAGATTCCACTTCTGCCCTGTTGCGGCTTAAATAATCCAGTGTTTGAGCCAATCGCCTATTCTTCAAGTCCCAGTGCGCCACCCATGCCCAAATCCCACCAAATATTAGCCCTGCAAAAGTAAACCAGCCGCCTTGGGTAATCATAAAGATGGTGTTTTCGGTAATAGCGATCGCACTCAGTATCGTAAACCAATCAAATTTTTTCATAATGTTGGCATCCCTCACACGGGCCGCACGGGTTGACGGCACAGCGTATCATCCTCGATCTCGCGTTGTATTGACAAGTGGTGTCGCCTATTGCGTTTATTGCGTTTATCCTTGGAAGGACAATTGCTTCTCTGGTTACTTCAAAGCGTCCCTCTAAAACCTGAAAAGACTCGCCAGACGGCTCGGTAAACTGGTATTGGCGCGGTATTTCTAGCCTTACCCTTTCTGGGCGATCGGGATAGCCCATTAGATATTGGTCAAAATATCCGCTTCTGGGTATCTCAATTTGTCCTTGCTCAAACATCCGTCCAATTCGCTCCATAGAGGACAGTCTTGCGGTTCGTGGGCTGGTGAAAAATTGCAGACGAAAATCGTCGCTTGAGTCATTTGAGCTTTGAAGCTGATGAGCATTGACACAAAAACGGATGTGACAATCGTCGTCTATTTCTAGCCACTCCAGCAGTTCAGCTTGCAGCAGCATTCCACCAAACTTGATGCTGCCATCCCCCCTTATAGCCACTCTCTGCGATGGTACACTTACCTCAATTATCAGGCTTTTCCTGCCACCAAAGCCAAATTCTTGCGTTACCTCCCTTGCATAAAAGGATATCCTTTCTGCTCCCTGATTAACTCGTACTAGAATCCGTTCTTCGCGTCTGGTAATAATCCAAGTTTGGTTTTCTGAAGCGCTGCTGGCGCTTGTGCTGACTTCATGCATAGCATCCGACCAGAGACGCAGCGTGTAGCCATCCTCTTCAAATCTCTCAATCTGGTTCATTTTTTACTAATTCTGACAACAAATCCTTAGCTTCCCTACAACGATAGCCTAAGTGGTCTAGCTGCCCTCTGAGTATATATGAGTGGGCTGAGAGGTAGTCCATTACACCCGATCGCGTCCACTCATCACAGCTATGAATGTTGTCTAATCTCTGTTCTATAGACCTTAAAAGGCTTACTAATTCCCGATATTTTAAAGCTTGCTGCTTCCTCTTCCACTTATCCAACCAGGGACGAGGCAGAGCATCTGGATCGCGCCCCAGGATGTAAACCTGCTCTAAAAAGTCGATTTTATCTTCCCAATTACCTTTTAGCGCCCAACCCTCATGCTTGGAAAATTTTTCATACTTGATTAGCTGGATTTTGAACTTATTCCAAAGCTTTTGCCTGTGGGTGCGATCGTAATCTACAAGATAACCACATCCTGGGATTCGTAGCTTTATATAGTGTGAATCAGTGGGAGCCTTCCGTTGATTCAAATACTCACAGATATCACGCCATAGCCTCACGTCTTCGTAGCTTACAGGCGCGTCCCATTGGTCGATTAGTGCTTCACAAAACCTGAGTCCATCGTCTACGTCTAGGCAGTTTGATAGGTTGTTGTAGGCTAGGCGATCGCCCCCCTCATCGTAAATCGCATACGCCCAGTACATATCATGCTGAGTACTGCTCCCTCCCCCGGCGTAAATGCAAATCTGGCGATTTCGGTAGGGTGAGCAGCAGCAAAATTTTAGGGCATCCTCGATGCGTTCTGGGGGGAAATTACTCATAAAAAAAATCGTTGGACAAATCAGACAAAAAGGTTGCGATCGCTACTCAGTAGGGAATTCTGGATTTGTCTATAAGATCATAATTTCTATATTGTCCAAATAATGTCCAGGAAGAAAGACGACGACAAAATCAAGCTTGCTGAAGCCAAGTATATTACAGGTGTCCCACCTGAAGAAATAGCTATTGCTCTTGGTGTTACTCGTCGCACTATCGATCGCTGGGCAAAAGATGGTAACTGGGATTCGCACAGACAATTAGGCAAAAGCAGCAATGTCATTCAATTGCAGCCAAAGCCAAAGCCGCATGAGAAGCTTGGAGGGACGAAGTTACGAGAAGCTACTAGACGGCGCGATACGAGTGAGAGACTGGATGATGTCGAAGTGGTTGAAAGTGCGATCGCTGATATTCATGCTTCACTTCCAGGTGCGGAACTGGGCAAAGGTAGTATGGCGACGGCGCTCGTAAAACTCATTGAACTCAAACGCAAACTGAAACCTGAGACGGTGGCTGATTTGGTTGAGCGCGTCATTGAACTTGATATTGGCCCTGAAGAATTTTTAACTGAGTTGAATAATGCGTGGCAAAGAAAAAGGGCGTAAGACAACAGTGGGAGGAAGCCCTTAAAACCTTTTTTGAGCAGGCGGATATCGCCACACCTATCCTCAGTTTTAGAGAATTTGTTGACAAGGTTTATCCCAAATATAAGTGGTATCGCCATTGCATAGTTCTGGCTAACGTCTTGCAACGTGTAGCTGATGGCGAACTCAAACGGGTGATGGTATTTATGCCACCTCGTCACGGAAAAACAATTCTTGTTTCAAAGCTTTTCCCGGCTTACTTACTCTATCGTTGCCCACATCTTTGGGTAGGGCTTAATTCTTATGCTGCTGAACTTTCCTATACATTCTCTCGTGCTGCAAGGGATGCCTACTCTGAGATTGGGGGCAAGATGCGTGAAGATGCAGCAGCTGTTAAAAACTGGGAGACTCCTGAAGGCGGCGGTTGCTGGGCGGCTGGTGTGGGCGGGCCAATTACTGGCAAGGGTTTTGGTAATTGTTTTCCAAAAGGCACAAAAGTTATCACCGAAAATGCGATACTTGATATTGCAACCCTTTGCCAGTTAGAAGCCCCCCCAAAGGTACTTTCGTTTAATCATGAATCAAACCAGTTGGAGTGGCGAGGAATCATCGCCACAAGTGCTAGACCTAGAGAATCTTTTGTCGAAATCAAATTGCATTCTGGGGATAAAGTGCGTTGCACTCCCGAACACCTTATCTATAATCCTGAATTTGGATACAGGGAGGCCCGCTCTTTTGT